GGAGTCCAGCGTGCCGCCCGGGATGTCCGTCGACTCGAGGGTGTAGATGTCGCCCTCGTGGAAGCGGACCTCGTTGAAACAATGCCCGGAATCGAGCGACCAGCTGTGGTGGTAGGTCCCGTCCGGCTCGTTGATGAAGAAGTGTAGGCGACTGATACCTACGCTAGTCGTCCCAGGCCCGCCTACCGCGATCGCCACGTTGCCGAACTCGTCTACGTCGATGGCCGCGATGTGGAGGACTCCGGAGCTCGCCCCCGCCTCCGGGATCAGGAGCTCGGCGAGAAGGTGGCCGTCCGGGTTGTACTTGAAGACCCCGCTGGTGCGCTGCGCGACATACAGGTCCCCGAACTCGTCCATCCTCATATCGACGCAGTCGCCGGTATTCGTCGCACCTGCGGCCCCCCCCTGCCCGGGCAGTACCTTGGCGAAGACGTTGGTCGGGTCGGCGATGGCCGAGTAGGTGAGGTTGTCCTCGTTCTTGATGACCGAGGCGAGGTCCTTGATCTTGTTCGATCCGTTGACTTGGGCGGCCAGGTACTTCGAGAGGCCCGAGCGTTTCGCGATGCGCCGCCGGCCTGTGACCGGATCGAGGCCGCGGGCGTTGAGCGCCTTTCGCGTCGTCCCCGGCAGCTGGTCCATGAACCCCATGTCGTCGGAGATGCCGCCCACCGGGGGTGCGATGTCGACGTCCTGCGGGCGTCCCATCAGGAGGGCCCCCCTACCTCGGAGGACAGAGCGTTGGGCCCGACCCGCCCGCTAGTGCGCTGCACGGCCCCGCCGCGCATCCGGCCCCACTCCTGCTGCGAGCGCCCGTCCTCTCGAGATGCGGCGGCGAACAGCGGACCCATCTCCCAGATCGCCAGGCGCTCCTCGAGGCCCCGCTCGTCCTCGTCCTCCCAGCCCAGCGCGAAGTGGCGGCACAGCTGCATGTAGGCCGCGTTGCAGAACCTCGGGATGGGCAGGGTGTCGGACGCTTCGGTGATCCGGGACCAGTTGCGGAGGTAGAAGATCCGGAACACGTCCTGGGTCGAGCTGCTGAAATCCGGGTGGACGTCCAGGACCGGCCGGGGTGGGGTGCCGACGTAGATGACAGCGGCCCGGTAGGCCCCGGTGTCGTCCTCGCGGGCACCCTGGGCGCGGAGTAGGTTGAGCTCCTGGTGGTCGACCAGGGCCACGCTGTTCACGACGGCCGTCGAGCCCGCGACGTTCGTGACGTGGCCGCAATCGTCAGGCAGCTCGAGCGTCGGCAGTTGGAGAGTGGCGGCGATGTTCCCGCCAGAGAGGTCGCCAGCTGTCGAGGCCAGCGACTCCTTGAGGACGATCGCGTTGTTGCTTGTCCTGCTGGCGATCTCGATGGTCTTGAGGATCGCGCTGGTGCCGCCGGTGACCTTGACGTGGTCGCCGTCGATGAAGGTGTAGTTGGTGAAGGCCCCCGAGGAGGTCAGCGTCTTGCTGGACTCGGTCCAGGTGCCGTTCGTGATGCTGATGTTGCCCCGCGAGTCCAGGAAGGCGTTAGCCCCCTTGAGGAAGCGCCAGGCGCGCACGTTGACGAAGTGCTCGCCCGCCATGTTGAGGAGGTCGAGCGGGTCGAGCGCCAGCTTCTTGAGAGCTGTCGCGTGCAGCAGATGGTCGATGGCCTTCTGGGCCGGGATATTGTTGGTTGTGACCATCGAGACCTTCGAGCCGGCGGGGGGGGAGGGCCCCAGCGTGGGACCCTCCCGTCGTTGTCAGGGATCAGTCGAGGTAGGTCGTCAGCGGCCAGTTCCCGAGCATGAACCCGAAGAAGAACAGCTTGCACAGGGTCGCCGACGTCGGGGTGGTCACGACCTCGTTGGCCCGGGCGAAGATCATCTCGTTCTCCACGGGGACGTTGTCGAAGTTGCCGTCCGTCACCAGGGTAAGGTCGCCACCCACGGCGACGCTACCCGAGGCGTCGATGACGAGGCCCTTGCCCATGCCGAAGTAGATGATGTCCGCCAGGGCGTTGTCGGCAGGAGCGCCAAGGCGTCCCCCGTTGAACCCCAGAATCGTCATCGTCGTGTGCCCCAGGATCGCTCCCGCCGAGGGGGCGATGACGTTGTTGAACCCGGAGGTGTTGTCACCGGCGGTGGAGTCGGTGGAACCCGGAGTCAGGTCGTCGACATCGGTGCCACACACCAGGTCGAACTGAACGCCCTCGCCCACGTTGAGAGCCGCGCCGGTGCGGTTCGTCGCATTGACACGGTGCGTGACGGGGAAGAGCCCGTCACCGGGTCCGCCAGTAGGATGGAAAAGCCAGCTCATGTGATGCCTCCTTTCTAGGCGTAGTAGAGGTCGGTGGACGGAGACACGAGGCCCTGCCGGCGTCGCGACGTGCAGATCACGTTGTACCAGGTAGCCACAGGGCAGACCCAAGTGTCGGGGACGTTGTGGTGCTTCGTGACTTCACCCTTCGTGAAGTACTTGTCGCGATGCACCACGGGGAAGAGGTAGTTGCCGTTGACCCAGTAGAACCGGGGGCCCTTGATGTCGGCCGAGGACTCCGCGACGTTGTCCGAGCTCCCGTCGTCGTAGAGGGTCGCCGTCTCGAGCGTACTGACGCGCGTGATCGGGATCTTCTCGTAGGCGGGGTTCGGGTAGGCGGCATCCTGGCCGCCGACGACGTAGTGGTCCTGTCCGGCGCGCAGCAGCGTCCGGCAAGCCTTCTTGCCGACCTTGGTCGTGAGGATCATCTGCTTGTTCAGCTGGGGATCCTCGAAGTACTGCTTGTGCATCGGCGGGATCTTGAACTTGACGTCCTCGATCATCTCGTCAAAGACGCCGAGGATGTTGTCGTCCGCTCCCTGGACCTTGCTCGCGTAGGTGGCCGTCTGCGGCTCGAAGCGACTGTTCGCATAGCTGGCCGTGGGGTCGATACCCTCGACAACGGTCCAGGTCGAACCGTTACGAGCGAAGAGACCGTTGGTGTCCTCGTTGATGAAGGCAGGGATGGAGTAGGGCTCCGTGAACCCCTCCCCCTCGCCTTCCATCGTGGCCGAGTTGGGCTCGGCCCAGAGGAGGTCCTCGAGGAGCTCCCACTTGGCCGACCACATCAACATCTCTTTCTCGTTCCGGATGTCGACGAACTGCTGGAAGCGCGCGTCGTCGTCTCCGTACTGGATCTTGTCGTTGAGCAGCAACTCCTGTTCGGTCCAGCTCATGTGGCACATCGTATAGCGCCAGTTTGCTGTGATCTTCTGGAGACGCTGCGGGTTCTTCCAGTCGTGAGACTGGCCCGGCTGGTAGGTCTCGCCGGTTTGGTTGTGCTGGAAGATGATGGACTCGCGGATGTCCGAGCCGCCCTGGACCACCTTCACGCCGTTGTGCTCACCCTGGAGCATGACCCCAAAGTGGTTGGTGTTGCGGAGACTCTCGTTGACGAGAGACTTGGGTCCCGTGATGTAGTTGGGACCTGTGGCTTCCTGAAAGTCGTTGAACTCCGAAAGCGGGTTGCCGGCCACGGTTGGGCCTCCTTACATGCGTGGATACTGTGAGTGGTAGCCCGGGCTTACCCCACGGCCCAGCGGCCCTGGCTGTGCTTCTTGCGGATTGCGTCGTAGGCGGCACGATCAACGTCCTCCCTCGACTCACCCGGCGCGGGCGCCGTTCGGCCCCCTGTCTGCACGTTTCCAGAGGCTCGGTCGTGGAGCTCCTCCTGGGCTGCCTGCCGTGCGGCCGCCACCTGGTCCGTATCCGTCTCGGCCAACCCGTGTGAGCGCGCGATGGCGCTCATAAGGTCGGGGAGCCACTCCTCGGGGGCCCGTTCGGAACGTCCGAACTGGGGGCTGTCCTCGAGGCGACCCATATCTTCGAGTATGGAGCCGAACTTGGTGTCGTCCGCGAGCTCGCCGAACCGCTCGACGAGCTCACCCCTGGTTTTCTCGACAAGGCCGACCGTCCGTTCAACCGACTCGCGCTGGGCACGCTGATGGTGCTGCTCGAGCTCGGCCTTCATCGGGGCCACCCGCATGTCGATCAGTTTGTCCAGGGCGGCGTACCCTTCATCCGTGAGAGCGAGCTCGTCGTTCAGGATCTTGGTCACCTCGGCGATCGCATCTTCGGAGGTGGGCTCTGTCGGCTCCTCCTGTTCTGCGGGTGCCTCGGCGCGCAAACGCTCGAGCTCCTTCTCGGCTGTAGCAGCACGCGAGAACGTCGCATCCACGCCGGCCTCCCTGGTACGACGATCCTCTGCCCATGAGAGCAGCTGTTCGTCGTTCATGGAGTCGATCACGGATTGCGGCGACCCGGTCTTGAGGCGCAGGAACTCCTCGGCGGCTTGCCGCTCGGAGGTGGGCTCTTGCTTCTTGGCCGGGGTTTTAGTCGAGCTCGCCTGCGGTTGCTGGGGCTGCCCGTTGTCTGGTTGTGGCGCCTCGACCGAGTCGTCTCGGCGCGGTGCGTCCTTGTACTTGTCGATGACGCGGTTGAAGGCCTCGCGGTCGCCCTTGAGGCGATCCTCGGAGCTGACGTCGGCCGGGGATTCCAGGCCGCGCTCGGTGGTGGTCGTTTCACTCATCGGTCGAGGAACATGCGATTGCGCTCCGGCTCGCCGGGCTGGGAGAGGTCTGCGTTGGTCAGGAGATCGCCCGCGTGCGCGGCCCGGGCGTGGGCCTCTTCGCGCTCTCGCTTGTTGGCGAACAGGGGCCGGCCCTTCTTGTCGTAGTGCTCTGCGAACGGCCAGCCCTGGCCCAGGGAGCGGCTCCCGATCGGGGTTCCGTCCGCGTAGCGTTGGCCCCCGTTGTCGTACTTGGGGTTACTCACCCGCGGAGCCTCGAAGACGCGGCGCAGCTGGCGGCCCTCCATCTCGAGGTCCAGGGCCGGCGGGGCGTGCATGGACCCCTCGAGCGTGAAGTAGGCGCCGGTGTCTTTGTCCTGGTAGAGGTAGTTCGTCATTTCGTCTGCCCCAGACCCGGGCCTCCGCTGCCGCGCGCCAGGTCGCGCGAGGGCAGCGTACTCTTGGGCTCGCGGTGGTTCAGTCCGTTGATCCCGCTGTTGGTGCGGCGTCCCCCAGCCATATCGGCGCCCATGCGGGGCTGGGGCACCGAGGCCGTCCCTTGCGGACGCACGTCCCCCATCTGGGCGAGCGCCTGCGCGATCCCGCGCGCGACCTCCATGTCGAAGAGGCGGCCGTAGTTGGAGATCCCACGCAGCTCCCCGCGCATCGCGAGGTACTCCTCGAAGCGGATGTGCTGCATCTGCGGGTTGCTCATCATGGGCGCGACCTGCATGACCAGGAAATCGAGCTCCTGGGCCATAGCCACCTGCTGCTGCTCGGTGGTGCGCTCCATCGAGTAGAGGTCGATCTCGTAGTCGAGCTCGTCGAAGTCGTCGTAGCCCTGGCCCGGAGCGAGTCCGGGCGACATCCAGACCTCCTCCATCGGCTCCCCTAGCTCGTTCTGCATCGCGGCAGCGGCTTCGGGCCCCAGGACGAAGGGTTGGATCGTGTTGTCGAACTCGAGATACCAGGCCACCGTCCGCAGGCTGCGGGTCAGGAAGTCCCGAAACTTGTTCATGTGGTGGGCCACCCGGAGGCCACCGCCCGCCATCGCCGCGTTGACCTCCGTGGCCGTCGCCCCGCCCTCGACGTTGCCGCGCATCGCGTCCGGGAGGCCCGTGTTGCGGTCCAAGGACTGCCGGGCCCGCTCCTCGGCTGCCAGGAATTGCTGGGTCAACCCGCCGAGCTCGAGCTGGACGACGTTCCGCGAGAGGTCGTCCACGTTGGTCGTGTAGACGAAGCCGTGTTGGCCCTCGGCGACGATGGTCTCGAGGTCGGGGTCTCCGTTACTGACCAGCGCCAGGCGCTTGTAGTCCTCGATCGAGCTCTGGATGGAGCGGGCGATAGCGTTGAGGTGGTCCGCTTGGGCGACGGTGGCCGTGACGGGACTGAGCGGCGTGGCGTCGTCTGGGACGATGTAGGCCCCCGCGCTCTGATACGGGCCCCAGCGCGGGCCGAAGTACGGAACGGGCTTGCGTAGCCACACCGCCTGGTCTTTGGTGCCCGTGCCGTAGGCCGACCCGATGCCAAGCGTGAGGAGCGCCCCGTTGTAGCCCTGGTTCGGGCCCTTCTTCGGGTCGGGCTGGTGCTCGGGGACCCAGAAGACGATGTAGGCGATCTCCTTGCGGTCTAGAGTCTCGCCGGCACCCGCAGGTTGCTCGGGTCCGTTGCGGGCCTCGTTGACCCCGATGCCATCGGGGAGGTCCTTGATCTCCTGGACGTTCCAGCCCTCCCGCGGGTTGGCCTTGGCCCGGTCGATGAGGTCCTGCTTGTCCTCGATGACCAGGTGCGCTCTCCAGCGCTGGTCCTCGAAGTCCTGCGCGAGGGGGTCGTGCAGGAAGCGGCGCGGAGAGATCCTCCGCATCGACGGCCAGGTCGCCGGCTCGTTCGAGTCGCGCAGCCCGGGCATGGGGCGCGGGAAGACGGCCGCCACCGCGTACTTGAGCCCGAAGTCCGTGGCGAGCTTCTCGTTGGTCGCCTTCATGTTCACCAGCTGGATCCAGCGGTTGAGGGCGAACTGCGAGGCGATGGCCCCCCGACGAGCCGCGCCCGCCCTTGCGGTGCGGACGCGAGCTCGTGGGGAGGCTGCCGTCATCTGGGGGACCATCAGGCTACACCACTCGAAAGCGTGGTTCTCGGGGTCGCTCGGGCCTGCCCCCGGCGCCCCCTGGCGATAGCCCGGTCCGTGAAACCTCTCGATCATGTCGTCCCAGCCCTCGAGATACTGGTCGCGGTAATCCTCCGCGGCCTGTTTCTCTTCAAACCAATGAGCGGGACTAAGGTTGAGCATGGATCAGTCAGCAGGGTCCATCCCAAAGCTGCCGATACCGGCCACAAAGACGCTGCCCAGCGCCCGAGAGCTCGGCGAGCTGACAGCAGCCATGCCCAAGGCGCGGTACACCTCGCCGGCTGCGCTGACCAGGTCGAAGTTCTTGGCTGTCGTGGGCACCAATCGGCTGCCGATCGCCACGCTGCCCGAGGCAGCGATGACGTAGGCGTCAATGATGCCCCACACGCGCACGGCGCCTGTGGCGGTGGCAGCGATGGCCTCGGTGGCGACCGCGTTCCACATGCCAGCCGCAATCCCGTTGGTCGTCGGGGCAGACACGTTCTTCCAGATGCCGTTGTCGGCCCCAATCGTAGCCGTCGAGACCGCGGCGTCTTCCGCCAGCATGTCAAACTGGAGCACGTCGCCAACAGCTGCGGTGCCGCCGCGCATGATGACAGAGACGTCCAGGTTCTGCGGCTGCAAGCCGTTCATAATCAAGGGGTGAGCGGACGCCGCGTGCCCCTGACGCAGGATCATGGGGGGTTGGATCAGACCGATCATCTCGACTTCCTCATTCCTCGGAGGAGCTTGCCTGCGTCGCCCCCGCCGGCACGATACCCAGCGACACGGGATCGCAGGCTTCCACCCGAACCCGAACCCGAACCCGAACCCGAACTCGGTTTGCGCCGGGCCCTGGCCTTCTTGCGAGTCGTTGTCTTCTTCTTCACTCTGCGACGCGGCATACCTTACTCCTCACCCTCGCGGGCCTTTGGTGC